ATGCCTGCCCCCGTCGTCCTGATCCTTGCGGCCGGGCGTGGAGAGCGCTTTCTCGCCTCCGGGGGAAATACCCATAAGTGTATCGGCTGGCGTCAGTCCCCGGAGGTTGCGCCTTATCGCTGGCCATTTGAAGAAAACGGGAGAACTTTCGACCTTGCGATCGAACCGCAGATTACGACTAATGATCTGCGTCTGATGTTGAGGCTGGCTCTTGCCGGCGGAGGAATAACAATTGCCACTCAGGAAACTTTCAGGCCATATATTGAAAGCGGTAAGCTTGTATCGCTGCTTGATGACTTTCTTCCACAATTTCCGGGCTTCTATCTGTATTTCCCACAGCGTCGCAATATTGCACCAAAGCTCCGCGCCCTGATTGACTACGTCAAAGAATGGCGGCAGCAATTGGTTTAAATAGCTGCACCTGCACTGCCTGATGTCAGAACAGTATTTTGATGAATTGCCAAGGTTACAATGGCACAAATGCGGCACAGGAGGAAACGTGGTGTATTTAAATATGGGGTAACTCTTTGATTTTAATGGCGATAATAGGAATAGATATTACAAGTTAACGCATTGATTTATAATATATTATAATATTCAAAAAATATAACTATACACATATCTATACACACTGCGTGCGTCGCTTGTTTTTCGCACAATTAAAAATAAGAAAAAAGTTTTTTTTCGAAAGAACTGTTCACACTGTTCACCCTTTGATTTTCTCCTTTTCTTTCAGTGTGATAGGTGGTGAATAATGGGTGAAGGGTGAACATTCGATTCTTCACCTCCGGCATTCTGCCGGTGTGACTCATACCGGTGATTAATCCTCCGCACTGAAATCACTCAGGAAGAAAAAAGTTTTTTTTGATTTGATTGTTCACACTGTTCACCTTTCGTTTTTCTCTTTTAATTTCAGTGTGATAACGGGTGAATATACGGTGAAGGGTGAACAGTGGATTGTTCACCTTCGGGGGATTCAGGGATAAAAAAAGACCGGCAGATGCCGGTCAGATGAGTTATGAGGGTCAGGTTGTTGCAGGGTCGTCACATTTTGGCAGCCAGTCGCCGTAGCTTTCCTCTTTCAGCGTCAGGTTGGTCTGTATCCCCTGTTTGGTATGGCGCTTCTCGTAATTCAGTCCGTATTCCTTCAGCATCACCGGCAGCCCCAGCCCGAACATTTTCAGACTGAGTACATTCCGGTAGCCGTTTGCCTCCATGTAGGCCAGATAGGCGTGATAGAGGTATTTACGGTAATTACGCGGGATGATACTGGCGTTCCCCATATACATGCCGCTGGTCTGCGGCAGGGTTTCCAGATAGCCGATAAAATCAAACGTCGGGTCGGCATCCCGTTTGATGTTCAGCGCCTCGTCTGAGTTCTGCTGGGACTGAAGCAGTGACCGGGCGAGCATCGGGTCGCTGAACTTCTGCATCAGGTGACGCACGATGACCGCCAGCTCGCGGGTGATTTTGTCCTTAAGCTGCGGGTCGCGCTCCTGCGGGGCTATCTGTTCCGGGAAGTGAATAATCACCCGCCGGCGTGACACGCCGCCGCTGCGGTCGGTGAAGCGCATCGGGTTATTGTTCACGGCCAGAATCACCGCCGGGATATGCGTGGAGTACGCATCCCGGTATTTCGGGTCCACGGACACCGCATCGCCGCCGGTGATGGCCTTGAGTCCGGCACCGTCGCCGCTCCATTTTTCCTGGTCCGGCAGGCGTATCAGTGAGAAGCCAGTTAACGCGGCACGTTCACGCGGGGATTCCAGCGTCTCAATGGTGGCCGACGTGGCGTTATCCTCCCCGGCCAGCAGGGTGGCTATTTCGGCCATGATACTTTTGCCGCTGCCGCCGGGACCGGTCACCTCCAGAAAGAGCTGCCAGTCGTAGCGGTTTGCCAGCACCATAAACAGTGCGGCCAGAATCACGTCGCGTTTTTCCGCACGGCCACCGGCGGCACGGTCAAGCCAGCCCAGAACGCGGGGGCGTGGGTTTCCAGCGTTTCACCGTCCACCGGCGGGGTGAAATCCACATCGCACAGGGTGCGCATCCAGTGTGACGGACTGTGCGGGTGGAACGTGCCGTTCTGCGTGTCGAGCACGCCGTTACGAAAGCCAATCAGGCGGCGGGAGGGGGCTTCCTGCTGCGGAATAATCAGCTTCAGGGTGTCCACCACGGAGGCCACCTTCCCGGAGGAGAACGGCGCGCGCAGACGCTGAAACAGCCCGGCCACATCCCGGGCAAAGTCCTGTGGCGGCAGCACCTTCCAGACACCATTTTCATAACGGGACAGAAGCTGGCCGTTGGCATCGACCGCGAGCGCCTCGCCGTAATGCTCATAGATACGCATGGCCTTTTCGCTGGTACTCATGGCGGAAAACTCTGCTTCGCTCATGGTGTCGAACGGGCTTTCAGCCGGTGGCCGGATGGCATCGTAAATGGCCTTACGGGTGGCCTCCCCGCCGTACTGCGTGAAGGCATCATTCCAGTCACCGAAGACCGGCGGCAGGGCAACAACGCCCTCACACGCATCTGCGGCTGCGGCGGCTTTTTTCTGGCCGTCACCGCTGAGGTCACGGTCTGCGGCAAGGACAATCTGACAGGCCGGATGCTTCTGCCGGGCAAGGCTGGCCAGAGAAAGGAGGTTCACGGAAGAAAGCGCCACCATCACCGTTTCACCGGTCAGGTGATGACGGTAAGTGCGGTCGCGTATCCCTCCGCTATCCACAGACGTTTTCCGGCCTGATTCTGTCCTTCAAGGGTGTGACAGGTGCCCCTGACCTGTCCGCCTTTCAGGGTGCGCTTACGGCCGTCAGCACTGATTAACTGAAGGTTAACCAGTTCGCCCTGTCGTCATACAGTGGCACCACAAGGTCACCGGGCGCCAGCTCACGCCACCGGCTCTGTGTGTGCCGGTCAGCATCCGGCATTCCCGGCCGGGAAAGCCCTTGCGGGTCAGGTAGGCGTTACCGGTTCCGGGACGGGTTTTTGCCATCAGGGTTTGTGCCAGTGCGGCGGCGTTCTTCCGGGCAGCGTCTGTTTCAGCACCGGCGGCAGCCGTCACTGCCGGGTCAGCCGGGGGCAGGCTGCCGGTCACGGCAGCCACCTTTGCGGCCGCGTCGGACGGGGAAACACCAAACACCTTTTCAACCAGTTTCAGGCCGTCACCGGCACCACACTGATTGCAGTACCAGGTGCCGCGCCCCTCCCTGTCATCAAAACGGAAGCGGTCACTCCCGCCACAGACCGGACAGGGCTGATGACGGTTTTTCAGCACCTGAATCCCCAGCGCCGGGAGAATACGCGGCCAGTGGCCGAGCGCATGGCTGACGGTGGCGGTTACGTTCATTTTCATGGTGTTGTTCTCCTTCAGTGCAGTACCGGCGCTTTTATGTGACGGGCACAGAGTTCATCCATCACAACCAGCCCGAGAAAGGACAGCGACGGCGCGGCCTTCAGGGGGCCGGATTCCATTAAATCTTCCAGCAGGGCACAGGCTATCTGACGCCCTTTTTCCTCACCGTGCTGGCGCAGATAAAAGCCTTCCAGCTCAGCGGCGATGGCCGCCTCCAGTGATCAAGGGTGAGATGCGGGTAGCGGTGCTGACGTTCGCACACGGTCAGCCAGGCACAGGCGACAGCGCGACGGTAAAGGGCAGCGCGTAAGACGGGCGGTAAGGGTGTTTTCATTTGCTTTCCTCCCTGTGACAGATGACTGCATTCCGTGCCGGTTGCATTAACTGATAAGGCATATCTGCGTCTCCTGAAGACGTGCGTATCCCTGCGCGAATACGCACATTTAATTTTTCGGGTGTCGTTTTTTAATTACAGATAATTGCGGTAACTGTTATCCGGGGTGGTTTCCGGGTCAGGCTCCGTGCGGGGAATTTCCCGCCATTCCCGCGCCACCGGTGCTGCCCGGCTGACCGGAACAGTGTCCTGCGGGTAAATATCCAGATATTTCTCCCGCCATTTCTGTAATTCCGGGTCTCCGGCCATTTCTTTCAGTACCGCATGCCGGTTTACGGGGCTGCGTTTAAACAGGTCAGGACGGTCACAGGTAAATTCCCGCAGAAAACGCCCCAGCGGGATGTCTGTGGTGCGCCCGTCAGCGAGGATACGCACAAGGATACTGAATTTACGGCGGTACGGGTTCCAGACAATGTCCGGGCAGCGGTACGGCATTTCCCACGGAATACCGTCTTCCAGAATGCCGACCACGGCCACATCGGGAAAACCGGCAGAACGGTAAATCTCACCGGGCTGGGGAAAATCAAACATGCGTCCTGTCTCCCCGGTCTTTCTGCTGGGCGAGAAAATCGCGGCACAGGCCTTTGGCTTTCAGCTCATTCAGCACAAAATCAATATCTTCATTCAGGTAGCTGAAAATATGCGGAATGTAGAGCTGATGCAGGCCGGAGAGTTCACGGTGAATCAAATCACCCCCAACAAACTGGGATACGGCGCTGGCGCGGTTGAGCTTATGGTAAGCCTCAATGCTGAGGTGTTCACGGGCGTCATGACGTGCTGAGACGGTCTGAGGGGCTTTTTTATTACGCACGGGACACCTCCACCACCGGCAGACGGGCAGCAAGGGAGAGCACATAGTCACGGACAAGGGAACGGCGGGCGCTGCGTTCATCACCGGCGACGGTGCGAAGCATGCAGATACGGGGATGACGGTCTGCGCGACGGACAGCCGCAAACACAAAGACAAATTCAGGGTGTGAGGGGGTAAGGGTTGTAGCCATAAGGCAGCCTCCTTGAATAGCAAATAACGCTATCGCCGGAGTTCTCACGCTCGATGGCGATAGCCCAGACGGGGGTGAGAATACCGGCGTCATAGGATACCGGCCAGCCCGGAGGCTGCCCCGCCTGAGCTACCATTGACTCAGTGGCATAACATGCGATTGCGAACAGGATCATACCTGCACGGCAAACCACACGCCACACCATAATCTGGCGCTCTGTGGCGTTGATTGCGACACAAAAAAAGACGCATGGCGCGTCATATGTCGCCGATAACTTACTCGGGTTCTCACGCCCGGCTGCCGATTTTGCGGCAGCGGAAAAACTATATCCGCAAATGCCGGAAAAAGGCAAGCCAGAAAAAGGGAGTTTTTGCAGAGCGGGCATCATCATGCGTCGTACCCCCGTTTGCGTCCGGCAATGCGTCCGGCCATCCATGCGGTGACTTCAGAGTGCAGCCAGGCCACATTTTTACCGCCAAGACTCACCTGCGGCGGAAATTCCCCCTTACGGATGAGTTCGTAGATGGTCGAGCGTGACAGGCCGCACAGGTGCATCACTTCCGGCAGACGTAAAAAACGCTCCTGCGTGATGTCCGGCAGCGGCATCAGTGGCGTCACAGGGGCGGGAGACGGGGAAGAAAAAACAGCTTGCATCGGGCTACCTCGTTAATGTCCATACAGCACCGGATAAGTCCGTCCGGCTTCGGGTAGCGCTTTATTTTGTGAATATTTTCAGCAGACGCAACAGGGGGGATTTGTTCCGGCAGCCTTACAATGGCTGTGTGTTTTTTGTTCATCCCACTTAAAGTCATTTAAAGCCACTTAAAGCAATTCGTAATTTTTATAGTGAAATACAAATCGTTTCTTCTTATTCATTCACGGCGAATTAATAAAAACAAACAGTAGTAAACAGCACAAAAAGCCCATCAACGGGTGAACAGTGGTGAACAGACGGTGAACAGTCATTACTGCGATTGTTCACCCTTTAACTTACTGTATTACTTATCTTTTTTCTTATGGTGAACAGAGGTGAACAGTAAAATATAAAAAAACAAACAGTAAGCCGGTTTTTCCTGCGACCTTTTCCTGGCTTGCCGGTCTGAGGATGAGTCTCCTGTGTCAGGGCTGGCACATCTGCAATGCGTCGTGTTGTTGTCCGGTGTACGTCACAATTTTCTTAACCTGAAGTGACGAGGAGCCGGAAAATGTCTGACAACACCATCCCTGAATATCTGCAACCCGCACTGGCACAACTGGAAAAGGCCAGAGCCGCCCATCTTGAGAACGCCCGCCTGATGGATGAGACCGTCACGGCCATTGAACGGGCAGAGCAGGAAAAAAATGCGCTGGCGCAGGCCGACGGAAACGACGCTGACGACTGGCGCACGGCCTTTCGTGCAGCCGGTGGTGTCCTGAGCGACGAGCTGAAACAGCGCCACATTGAGCGCGTGGCACGCCGGGAGCTGGTACAGGAATATGACAATCTGGCCGTGGTGCTGAATTTGAACGTGAACGCCTGAAAGGGGCGTGTGACAGCACGGCCACCGCCTACCGGAAGGCACATCATCACCTCTGAGTCTGTATGCAGAGCATGAGCTGGAACACGCCCTGAATGAAACCTGTGAGGCGCTTGTCCGGGCAATGCATCTGAGCATTCTGGTACAGGAAAATCCGCTCGCCAACACCACCGGCCATCAGGGCTACGTCGCACCGGAAAAGGCTGTCATGCAGCAGGTGAAATCATCGCTGGAACAGAAAATTAAACAGATGCAAATCAGCCTCACCGGCGAGCCGGTTCTCCGGCTGACCGGACTGTCAGCGGCAACACTCCCGCACATGGATTATGAGGTGGCAGGCACACCGGCACAGCGCAAGGTGTGGCAGGACAAAATAGACCAGCAGGGAGCAGAGCTTAAGGCCAGAGGACTGCTGTCATGATTTACTGCCCGTCGTGTGGACATGTTGCTCACACCCGTCGCGCACATTTCATGGACGATGGCACCAAGATAATGATTGCACAGTGCCGGAATATTTATTGCTCTGCGACATTTGAAGCGAGTGAAAGCTTTTTCTCTGACAGTAAAGATTCAGGAATGGAATACATTTCAGGCAAACAGAGATACCGCGATTCACTGACGTCAGCCTCCGGCAGTATGAAACGCCCGAAAAGAATGCTTGTTACCGGATATTGTTGTCGGAGATGTAAAGGCCTTGCACTGTCAAGAACATCGCGGCGTCTGTCTCAGGAAGTCACCGAGCGTTTTTATGTGTGCACGGATCCGGGCTGTGGTCTGGTGTTTAAAACGCTTCAGACCATCAACCGTTTCATTGTCCGCCCGGTCACGCCGGACGAACTGGCAGAACGCCTGCATGAAAAACAGGAACTGCCGCCAGTACGGTTAAAAACACAATCATATTCGCTGCGTCTGGAATGAGGGCTGCCGGTTAACACCGGCCGTCGCCGCACACCGTATTTTTATTCTTCAGCATGATGAGAAAGAGATAACGATGGAAAGCACAGCCTTACAGCAGGCCTTTGACACCTGTCAGAATAACAAAGCAGCATGGCTGCAACGCAAAAATGAGCTGGCAGCGGCCGAACAGGAATATCTGCGGCTTCTGTCAGGAGAAGGCAGAAACGTCAGTCGCCTGGACGAATTACGCAATATTATCGAAGTCAGAAAATGGCAGGTGAATCAGGCCGCCGGTCGTTATATTCGTTCGCATGAAGCCGTTCAGCACATCAGCATCCGCGACCGGCTGAATGATTTTATGCAGCAGCACGGCACAGCACTGGCGGCGGCACTGGCACCGGAGCTGATGGGCTACAGTGAGCTGACGGCCATTGCCCGAAACTGTGCCATACAGCGTGCCACAGATGCCCTGCGTGAAGCCCTTCTGTCCTGGCTTGCGAAGGGTGAAAAAATTAATTATTCCGCACAGGATAGCGACATTTTAACGACCATCGGATTCAGGCCTGACGTGGCTTCGGTGGATGACAGCCGTGAAAAATTCACCCCTGCGCAGAACATGATTTTTTCGCGTAAAAGTGCGCAACTGGCATCACGTCAGTCAGTGTAAAATTCCCCGAAAATCCGCCCGTTTTTACTGAAAAAAGCCATGCATCGATAAGGTGCATGGCTTTGCATGCGTTTTCCTGCCTCATTTTCTGCAAACCGCGCCATTCCCGGCGCGGTCTGAGCGTGTCAGTGCAACTGCATTAAAACCGCCCCGCAAAGCGGGCGGGCGAGGCGGGGAAAGCACCGCGCGCAAACCGACAAGTTAGTTAATTATTTGTGTAGTCAAAGTGCCTTCAGTACATACCTCGTTAATACATTGGAGCATAATGAAGAAAATCTATGGCCTATGGTCCAAAACTGTCTTTTTTGATGGCACTATCCTGAAAAATATGCAAAAAATAGATTGATGTAAGGTGGTTCTTGTCAGTGTCGCAAGATCCTTAAGAATTCGTGGCATGAGAGAGTTAAAGGATGCTGAATCATGTATATGGATTAATTGGCGTTGTTGGGACCATAATCACTATTGCTACTAGCTTCATCCGCAACCAAGATATTTCACAATGGTTGCTCGTTTGTTCTGGATGGTTAGCTGCTTTACTTATTGGATGGTTTACACACAGAACGATTAAAGCAATTAGCAACAACCACACGAATGTTATAAAAAGTAATATGGAGGTAATCAAGAGTCATAATGAATCCAATCAAAACTTGATGGCTGAAAACAAAGAATTGATTAAAGAACTTGCAAGAACTTCAGAACAGAAAGAGAAGATGGAAAGTATAGCTGCTTATCTTGCTACTCAGAACCCCCAAATTAACGCTATGCCAAGAACAGCAAGCCGACCAGAAAATATCGATTCGGAGGCTAATTAAATATGAAAGTATATTTTGAAAATTACTCATACTATCCAGCCCTAAGAACACGATCAGCAGAAATGACCGGACTGAATAATTTATCATATGAGAATAAGAAAAAAATATTACCTTTAATTTCTTTGGGGAAATGGCCTCGCTCGGAAGAAATACAGGTATCGTTAGATAAAAGTTTAGAAGTGATGAGTAATCTCCCATTTATTTTGGATGTCACAAAGGATAATTCTCATCATTGCGCGTCAAGCTTCGAACTACTCTCTCCTGAGAATGGTTTTAAAAACTGGATAGAGTTTTGTTCCAGAAATGATAATATTATTCCAGTAGTCCAGATGCCGGATTCAGCAAAACTTAGAGATATATCTATCCAAGCCAGGGTTTTAGAGGAACTTAAAGGTTCAATTGCATTTAGAATTAGAAATCTAAATACAGACATTAATAAAACCCTGACGTCACTAGTATCGATGAACTCTCCAGAAAATGCCATAGTTTTCATAGATTTGGGCTACATTAGAGGGAATGTATCTGCTATAACAGCTGCAGCAATAAATTCGATTAATCAGATTAGAACTGAGATTCCTGAAGCCATAATTAGTGTGCTAGCAACAAGCTTCCCTAGTTCAGTTACAAATTTTTGCCGTGAAAATGGACAGTCCGGATATATTGATGTTATTGAGAGAGAATTGCATCAAAATATTGGTGGAAGTGATGTCGCTATTTATGGCGATCATGGTTCAATTCATTCAGTAGTGTATGACAACATAATTGGGCGATATGTTCCTAGAATTGATATAGCGTTAAATGATTCATGGTATTTCGAGCGCCGCCCTGGGATGAATAAAGAAGGGTTCATTGAAGCTGCGAAATCAATTTTGGCAGAGTATCCACATTATCAAAGGGAGGACTCTTGGGGAGCTGCAATGATAAGAAATGCTGCTATAGGGGATATAGCAGGTATGGGAAGTCCAGCTAAATGGATTGCTGTTCGAGTGAATCTACACTTAAATAAGCAAATTGAGCTATCTGAAGCTCTACAGTATGGCTTTGATCATGATGAGGAAGATCTTATCTAATAAAAAACTAGGGAAGGTTAGCCTTCCCTAGCCCACAACCCTTTTAAGTACTTTTTCCGGAATATAGGAAACATCATCGCCATATTTCCTAACTATAGAGTCAACATCAACCTTATGGTATTCATTTAAAGATTTCTCCGAACAAGCCTTAAACTCAAACTTAACCAAAGAATTATTCCTTCTTTTAGCTTTGCTCAATAAGGCAAGATCGTTTATAGATATTTCTTGATTACCATGGAGTCTAGATAAAAAATCATTAGATGTCGCATGATACCTATTTTTAATAGATGTAATGACAAATTCTCTAATCTTGTTTAAAGATAACTTAGATGCCAAAACCTCAAGACAATCCCTATGTAGTTCATTTGAAAATGTAATTCCATACTGATTAAGCAGATCTTTAAGCTCAGACTTAAGCAAAAAACCCAAATAAACAAATTTATTTAAGCGAGAGCAAACCCTTCCTTTTTGAATTATTTTAAAGCGTACGCTACTATTATTAGATTGAAATTCTACAACGCCAACATCTGATGAAACCCGTTTAGATACTTCACTGGTAAATTTTGGCGCGCACACAATTGTAACTTTTTCGAAGCTAGATTTAAAAATTTTTAACTGACCATCCAAGCGCTTAAGAGAGTCAAAATCGCTTTTTATTTCAAAAGCTTGTAGGCTTCCATTGGCAATAGCCAAATCAGCTCTTCTGCTCCAGTTAGCAACAACCATTTCATTAATGATCGTTGCATCACTAAGCATGCCTTTTTTATATAACCATTCAATTAGGGCTATTTTAACTTCCTGCTCTCGCAATAACTCAGCCATGTTAATCACACTCACTTCACGTTGATTTTTATTATAGCAACTAACAATTAAAAACTCCAGATTATGTTACTTAACACTCATTTTAAAAATCAACCAATAACTATTTTTATTTAAGTATTTCTTTGTATTTTGAATAATCATAAGGCGTAATATATTTATTACGGTTCATATCCAAATAATCAGCCCACCACTGCATCATTAAACGCCGCTCATCCAAATGCTCGGAGGTATGGATATATGCCGCACGTACATTATTACGCTCTGAGTGGCTCAGTTGCCTCTCTATCGCGTCATCACTCCATAACCCCGACTCCCCCAACGCACCACGCGCCATAGTCCTAAACCCATGCCCACACACCTCGGTTTTAGTATCATAGCCCATCGCACGCAATGCGCTGTTTACCGTGTTTTCACTCATAACCTTAGTTGCGTCATGATCCCCCGGAAAAAGCAGCTCTTTATCACCACTAATCTGCTTTAACTGGTTTAATAAAATCATCGCCTGTCGACTAAGCGGAACGATATGTTCCTCTTTCATCTTCATGCCTCGGTACGAATAACGCACACCTTTAATTTCTTCTCGCTTTGCAGGTATACGCCAAAGAGATTTATCGAAGTCGAATTCATCCCAACGTGCGAAACGTAATTCACTGGAACGCACAAAAGTTAGCAAGGAAAGCTCGACCGCAATCCGTGTCATTACACGGCCACGATATGCAGCAAGACGTGCAAGAAACTCAGGGAATCGGCTAGAAGGTAAAGCAGGGTAATGTCGCGCTTTGGTTGTCGATAGCGCCCCAGCCATATCGCTGGCTGGATTTGAGTCGATGTAATCGTTCTGTACGGCATAACGCATAATGGCTGTGACGCGCTGTTGCAGGCGCTGAGCGACATCGTGTTTGCCACTGGCATCAACTTTTTTAATCGGGGCTAACAGGTGGCTGGTTTTAAGCTGCCGAATGTCGGACGAACCGATATGAGGGAATATATAAAGCTCAAGATAGCGAAGAACGCGCGATCGATGGTCTTCACTCCAGCGCTTGTTACTGGCATGCCATTCTCGGGCGATAGCTTCAAAAGTATATGCCCCCGAATTCTCGGCCCGAGCTTCTTTTTGTACGACTTTTGGGTCTATGCCCTGTACTAAAAGCTTTTTAGCTTCATCGCGTTTTGCTCTTGCCTGAGCAAGCGTCACAGTAGGCCAAACACCAAACGCAAGACGATCCTCTTTTTTGTCAGAGGGACGTCTGTATTTCATGCGCCAGTATTTGGAACCTTTGGCCGAAACCTCAAGATACAAACCACCACCATCGGCCATTTTGTAGGTTTTGTCTTTTGGCTTTGCGGTCTCGACCTGTCTGGCGTTGAGCTTCAT